ATTCAGACGTCAACAAGCGAAACCGCAATGGGCAGACTGCTAGTGGATTATATTCTTTGTTCATACCTATGGAATGGAACTACGAAGGATTCATTGATAAATATGGATTTCCTGTCTTCGATAGTCCAGAAGAACCAGTTAAAGGAATCGACGGAGAGCTTATCTATTCTGGAGTTATCGAGCATTGGGAGAATGAAGCAGATGGACTTAGAGATAATAACGATGGATTAAATGAATATTATAGACAGTTTCCAAGAACAGAGAAACACGCTTTCAGAGATGAAATAGCAAAGTCTTTATTTAATCTTAATAAGATATACGAACAAACTGATTTCAACGAAGACTTAAACAAAGAAGGTTATGTAACTACCGGTTCGTTTAATTGGAAGAATGGAGTTAAAGATTCTGAAGTACAATTCTCTCCAAATAAAAATGGTAGATTTAGACTATCCTGGATACCTCCAGTAGGTATGCAAAATAATATTATTGTTAAAAATGGAATAAAATACCCTGGCAATAAAGACATGGGTGCTTTTGGTTGTGATAGTTATGACATTAGCGGTACTACCGATGGTAGTGGTTCAAATGGGGCACTACACGGGTTGACAGCATATAGTATGCTTGCTGAGGTCCCCTCGAGTCAATTCTTTTTAGAATATGTCGCAAGACCACAAACTGCAGAAATATTTTTTGAAGACGTGCTTATGGCTATGATATTTTATGGTATGCCAATATTAGCAGAAAACAACAAACCAAGATTATTATATCATATTAAAAGAAGAGGTTACCGAGGATATTCCATGAATAGACCTGACAAATCTCAAAACAAATTATCAGTAACTGAAAAAGAATTAGGTGGTATACCTAACTCTTCAGAGGATATAAAACAAGCACACGCTGCAGCAATAGAAAGCTACATAGAAGATCATGTAGGCTTAAAGGCTGATGGTAACTATGGCAAAATGTATTTTCAAAGAACACTTGAGGATTGGGCTGGGTTTGATATAAACAATAGAACAAAGTTTGATGCATCTATAAGTTCAGGTTTAGCTATAATGGCTTGCCAAAGACACTTGTATGCATCTAAGTCTAAACGAGAAGTTAAGAAGATTGATTTTGGCTTTTCAAAATATAGTAATAACGGAACAAATAGTAAAATACTAAAATAACATGGCAGAAGCTAAAGTATCTACCCAATTCCCCAGCCAGACTGTGAAGGACTCTATAAAAAAGAGTAAAGAATACGGACTGGAAGTGGCGAGAGGTATACAAAACGAATGGTTCAAGAGAAACTCTGGATCTGGTCGTTTTGTACAGAACCAGAAGGAATTCCACAAATTAAGGCTTTACGCTAGAGGTGAGCAATCAATTCAAAAATACAAAGACGAATTTTCAGTTAATGGAGACTTGTCTTATTTGAACTTAGATTGGAAGCCTGTGCCTATTATACCTAAATTTGTTGATATTGTAGTTAACGGTATGCAAGATAGACTTTTTACTATAAAAGCTTTTGCTCAAGATCCTACATCTATAGAAGAAAGAACAAAATTTGTTGAAGGTATACAAGAAGATATATCTGCGAAAGCATATATAGATCAAGTTAAAGCAGAACTAAATATTGATATACGTAACAACACATCTAAAGAAACTCCTAAAACTACAGAAGAGTTAGAGTTGTACATGCAAATAGGATATAAGCAGAGCATTGAAATAGCACAGGAGCAAGCTATAGATAATGTGTTTAAACGTAATAAATATCAAGAAACTAAAAAACGCTTAGACTACGATCAAACTGTATTAGGTATATCCTGTGCAAAGCATGGTTTTAACAATACTGATGGAATTGCTATTGAGTATGTTGACCCAGCTAATTTGATATATTCTTACACAGATGATCCTAACTTTGAAGATGTTTATTACTTTGGAGAAATTAAGCAAATAAAAGCGAATGAGCTAAAGAAAAAGTTTCCTGGGTTATCAGAACAGGAGTTTGAAGATGCTGTAACAAAATCTGGTGATTATAATGCTTTTGATTACACGGTTGGCAATAGCTCTGAAAAAGATTCTAATACCCTATCTGTTATGTACTTCAATTGGAAGTCATGGGAAAATAGTGTTTACAAAATAAAAGAAACCTCAACCGGTGCAAGCAAGGCTATTAAGAAAGATGATACTTTCGACCCACCTAAGGATCAAAGAAATAGATTCGAAAAAGTTGCTCAAGCTAGAGAAGTAATATATGAAGGTGTTATAGTGTTAGGTAGCGGACAGCTGCTTAAGTGGGAAAAAGCGTCTAATATGGTTAGACCAGATTCAAATGTTAATAAGGTAATGATGGATTATGTTGTTAGTGCGCCTAGATTATATAAAGGTCGTATTGAAAGCTTAGTCAGCAGAATGGTTACTTATGCAGATTTAATTCAGTTAACCCATTTAAAATTACAACAAGTAATACAAAGAATGACCCCATCAGGTGTCTACCTTGATGCAGATGGCTTATCTGAAATAGATTTAGGAAATGGTACTAACTATAGTCCTCAAGAAGCATTAAATTTATACTTCCAAACAGGTTCTATTATTGGTAGGTCAATGACTGTGGATGGCGAGATGAATAGTGGTAAAGTACCTATACAAGAGTTACCAGGTGGTGGAGGACAACAATCACAGATGCTTATTCAAGCTTATAACTACTATCTTAACATGATTCGTGATGTTACTGGGTTAAATGAAGCTCGGGATGGATCTGATCCAGACCCATACGCTTTAGTTGGGGTTCAAAAATTAGCTGCTGCCAATTCAAACACTGCAACAAGACATATATTACAAAGTTCTTTATTTATAACAGCTACAATAGCTGAAGCAATATCTATAAGAATAAAAGATGTTTTAGAATATCATCCACAAAGGGATTTAATGATCGCTAGTATTGGTAGGTTTAGTGTTGGAGCGTTGAAGGAAATGCAGAACCTGCATATACACGATTTTGGAATTTTCTTAGAACTAGATCCTGATGAAGATGAAAAGCAATTAGTGGAAAATAATATCCAAATAGCTTTATCAAAAGATCAGATATTCTTAGAAGATGCAATTGACATTAGACAAATAAAAAATATAAAATTAGCTAATCAGCTTTTAAAATACAGAAGAAATAAAAAGCAAGTTTCAGATCAAGAAAGAGCCCAAGCTAATATAGCTGCTCAGTCAGAAGCTAATGGTAAAGCAGCTCAAGCTGCGGAGATGGCAAAAGCTCAAGGGGAACAAATTAAAACCCAATCTAAAATGCAACTTAATGAGGCGCAATCTAACTTTGATATTAAAAAGATGGAAGTTGAAGCCCAAACTAAGAAAGAGCTTATGCAATATGAGTTTGACTTAAATGTTAAACTTAAGAAAATGGAATTGGATGCTAAGAAAGATTTAGCTAGAATGAATAACGAACAAATTACAGAAACAGACATAACTAAACAAGTTACAAACCCAACTCCAAAAAAATCTTTTGAGTCTAAGGGTAATGACGTTTTAAGTGGTGGATTTGATACAAGTATATTTAATCCAAGATAAATTATTATTAACTATTATATATTATTAAATTATGAGTGAATGGAAAGTTAAAGGTGTTGTAGAAGATACAGAACAAAAATCTTCACAACAAGAGGAACAAGCAGTATTAGATCAAGCGGTTGAAAAAGGAACAATAACACCTGAGTCAGCCGGACAGGAAGAGGAAATTCCTAAAATAAATCTAAACGAACCTGTGCCAGAAGCAGAGCCTCAACAAGAAAGTGCTGTAGAAGAGGTAATAGAAGAAAAACCTACTGTTGAAACTGATGAATTTGTTTCAGATTCTCCTTTAGAATTAATTACAGAGGAAATAGAGTCTGAAGAACTCGAAGCTGTTACTGAAACGGTACAAGAAGTACAAGAAGAGCAATTACCTCAAGTGACTTTACCTGAAAACGTAGATAAACTAGTAAAGTTTATGGAAGAAACGGGGGGGTCTGTTGAAGACTACGTTAACCTTAATAAAGATGTTGATTCCATGAAGGAAGGAGACATGCTAAGGGAATACTATAAACAATCAAAACCTTGGGACACTACAGAAATAGAAGAATATCTTGAAGATAACTTTGCTATTGATGAAGACGTTGACGAACCAAGAGAAGTACGCGCTAAGAAAAGAGCGTTTAAAGAAGAATTATTTAATGCAAAGCGGTTTCTAGAAAACAATAAACAGAAATATTATGCCGACCTCAAGTTGAGAAAGCAACAAGATATTCCAGTTGAGTACAAAGAAGCTACAGAGTATTACAATAACTATAAAAGTGAAATAGAACAAACTGAGCAAGCTGCCAAAACATTCTTAAAAAAGACAGATGAAGTTTTTAATTCTAATTTTAAAGGTTTTGATTTCCAAGTTGGGAACAATAAATACCGATTAAAAGTTAGTAATCAAGAGACAACCAAGACAGAGCAATCTGATCTTAACAATTTTCTAAAACCTTTTTTAAATGATAATGGAGAAATGCAAGACGCTGCTGGTTACCATAAAGCTTTATTCACTGCTAGAAATGCAGATAAGCTTGCTGAACATTTTTATGAGCAAGGCCGTGCCGATGCTCTACGCAATTCCGCTAAGGAAGCTAAAAATATCAATATGGACCCACGCCAACAAGGTGTGGTGAAGACCAGTGCAGGTCAAAAATTTAAGGTTGTATCAGGTGATTCTAGTTCTAAATTAAAAATGAAACTTAGGAAATAAGTTTTAAAACAAATTAAAAAACACAACTATGGCTTTAACCACAGGCATCGGGAATTTAATGCCTTCGGCAACGAAAGGATCATTATTCCAAAACAACTACATTACAGACTTTGATTTTACAAAGCAATTTTTACCAGACGTATACGAAAAAGAAGCTGAGATTTACGGTAACCGTTCTATCTCTTCTTTCTTACGTATGGTGTCTGCTGAAATGCCATCTACTTCTGACGAAATTCGTTGGGTAGAACAAGGGCGTTTACACACGCGTTATGACAACGTTGCAATTTCAACTAATGCATTTACGGTAACATTTAGTGCTAATCCTGATGGAGGTGCTCACGCAGCTTCACTTGCTCCAAACCTTAGAGTTGGACAAACTATCATGGTTCAAGGATTAACTTCTGCAGGTGTTCATACAGGACCTGTTCAAAAAGGTGTTGTAACTGTCGCTGGAGCAGCTGCTTCAGGTGATACAGGAACATTTACAGCTGTATGTTATAATGCTGCTAACTGGGCTGCTGTTACTGGAGCTACATCTTTTGCTAAAGCAACTGTTTTAGTTTACGGTTCTGAATTTGCAAAAGGATCAGCTGGTATGGCTGGATCTGTTGATGCAGATTACTCTTCTTACACTAACAAACCTATCATCTTAAAAGACAACTACGCTATCAGCGGTTCTGACACAGCTCAAATCGGATGGATTGAAGTTGAAGGCGATGGTGGTAAATCAGGATACTTATGGTACTTAAAGTCTGAGCACGAAACTCGTCAAAGATTTGAAGATTACCTAGAGATGTCTATGGTTGAATCTGTTAAAAAAGCGGCTGCTTCTACTTTAGGTGCTGGCTATTCTGGATCTGAAGGTTTCTTCGCTGCTCTTGAAGCACGTGGGAATGTTTACACTGATCTTGCTACTGACCTTAAGGGTGGTGGAACTCCAACATTAGCTGGATTCGACGTTGTTCTTAAGCAATTAGACAAGAATGGTGCAATTGAAGAAAACATGATCTACTCTAACAGAGATCTTTCTTTAGCAATTGATGATTCTTTAGCTGCTCAAAATTCTTACGGAGCTGGTGGTACTTCTTATGGGGTATTCAACAATGAAGAAGATATGGCAATCAACTTAGGCTTCACAGGTTTCCGTAGAGGATCTTACGATTTCTACAAAACTGACTGGAAATACCTAAACGATCATGCTACAAGAGGTGGTTTCGGAGATGTTGAAGGAGCTATAATTCCTGCAGGAACGTCTACAGTATATGATCAAGACCTTGGTAAAAACATCAAGCGTCCATTCTTACACGTACGTTACCGTTCTTCTGAGACTGATGATAGAAAACTAAAAACTTGGTTAACTGGATCTGTTGGTGGTGCTTACACTTCTGACGTTGACGAAATGCGAGTTAACTTTTTATCTGAAAGAGCTCTTATTACACAAGGAGCAAACAACTTCTTCTTATTGAAGTAGTAGATTAATTAATATAGCCTCCGCTTCGGCGGGGGTTATTTTATCTTATTAAATTATATTATGAAAAACTGGGAAATTAAAGATAGATCTTATATCTTAAGAAATGGTGCATCACCATTAACACATAAAATTAGAAGTGCAAATATATTGTACTTTAATGAAAAGACTGGCGTAAACAGAGAAATTAGATACGCTAAAAATCAAAAATCATTATTTGTAGATGAACAAGATTCATTTGCACAGCTTGAGCATGTTATATTCCAAGACGGGACTTTATTTGTTCCAAGAAATAATCCTCTATTACAGCAATTACTATCTTTATACCATCCAGGTAGAATAGATGTTTTTGAAGAAGTAGATCAAATGCAAGA